CTTCTCAGATGCAAACTTCTCTGGAAACACTTGGCGCAACCTACCGTCTATGCGTTGGTAGTATTCGTCGCTTTGAGGGCTAACGCCATCCTCGACAACCAATTTCTCATGCAGTGCAAGAGCGAATCCGGTCATCTCACGAGCCTGACCCCACCAAGAATTAGCGCGTTTCCAATTCTCGGCTTTGTGATCCACAAAGTCAGTTTTCGCGTTTAAACTGGTTTGTAGCTGATTTTCGCTCTCTTGTAAAGGCTTTGGCTTAAAATTATGTAAACGTTCAGCCTTTAGTTTGGCTGATGTCATTAAATCCTGCGCTTCGACCATTGCGTCGGAGTCACCAGATTCAAATGCTTCCTTGTACTTCTTCCTAGAATCCTGTAGTTCGGTAGCAACATTCTTCTTTGCCTGCTCTAAAAGAGCGGAATGGCTTTCATCAACACTGCCCTTGAGCTTGTTGTTTTCTTCCATCATTGCCTTAGCAAATAGAAGAGCCTCTTCCTTTTCCTTAGACGCAGCCTCTTTTGCCCTGCGTTCGTCGTGATATGCCCTGTGGAACTCACGTATCTTGTTACGTTCCTTGGGCTTGTAAGAAGCTAATTCATCGTCTGTTGGATCCTCTGGCGGGGTTTCCATAGGCTTTCGGCCACGGTCTTCCTCTGGAGTATCGTCAACGACCTCTATTTCAATGTCATCAAAGTCTTCTGAGACTTCTACTTTGACATCAGATTTTTCATCTGGGAACTCAAACTCGGTTTTTTCAAATTCAGGCATGGTTTACTCCTTTATGCTCGTGTAATTCCTCTAGGATCCTGAACGACACCTTCGACGCTGTCATCATTAATAATCCTAAATTCTTTGCCGTGAATCTTGATTCGCGTCCCAGTGTTGGGGCGAACAAGGATGAAGTCTCCTACTTTGCATGAAGGCCCAGACGGAAAACGCTTCTCGTCTTTGAAAGCATCTGGCCCCATTTTTACGACAAAAAGGACTGGCGACAGTACTTCTTCGTAGTGCATGGTTTGGCTTGCTTTTACCAGCCCGCTTTCATACTCATCATCGATGTCCGGCAGGACACACAACATGTGGTACGTTGCGGGGTCTGGTATTTGTCGTGCCTTCTCCTCAGCCGTTGCTGGGAGAACTGATACTGGCCCTTGCGGGTTCAGCGTCTGAGCTATTTGAAGCTCTGGCATGTTAAGTTCACTCATTATTTAATTTCTCCAATTTACGCGCAAGGTCTGCGACTAGGCTTTGTGCGAACAACAGACCTCTAATGTTGCCGCAAACCTCCCGGTAGGCGGCGAAGTCCGTTGCTGCGCCGTCACCAAGACTCTGGAGCAGGGATCGTTCCCGCTCCTTTAACTCTGAAATTAAATGATTTAAAAGTTTAAGTTCTTCCATTTACACCCTTCTTAAACAGGTCAACCTGAACCTTTTGATTGTTTTGCTTATCCTGCGTTTGGATACGTGCTAGTTCAATCTCTTTCTGGTCTTGTGCCTTCTGTGTTTGAAGCTGCAAGTTAGCCATATCTTTTTGGATGTCTGCATCGACCTTTTTAGCTTTGGTCGCGGCTTCTTGTCCTTTGATCTGGAGTTGTGCTTGCTGGATCTGCACAAGGGGATCTTGGGCGGCTTGCTCTGCCTGCTGTTGGGAGGCTTTGGCCTTGTTGGCCTGTAAGACTTGTGCTGAACCCTCTGCGACGAGGCGAGACAACTCGACTTCCAAGTCTTCTGGTAGTTCCGAATCCGGCGCTGGCAACGGTACTCCCAGTTGTTCTTCTACCTGACGACGGTATTGGAACGCTAAATGCTCTGCAATGTGTGCCATTACAGAAGATTGAATCTTTTGCGCCAGAGGGTTTTGGCCGATCTGGGCAGCGATTGTTGGATCCTGCATAAACGAGTTATGCGAGGCAATGTGGGCTTCGTGATCTTGGTAGATGAACGCTCTGGTAGGTTTCCCGTTAAGGAATGCCATGTTCTCGCTGACTGGATCACGAGGTGTTTGATCATCCGTTGTCGGCACTAACTTGTCTGCGTTCTTAATCCCCAAAACCTCAATCATCTGGCGGTGTAACTGGGGCAAGTCGTAAATCTGTGGGGCTTGCGCTGCCAACTGAATCACTGCCTGATACTGCATGATCCGTTGCGCCATCGTGGAGCTATTAGGATCGCTGACTGGGATGACCTCAACGATGTCGTAGTCGCCTTGCTTGGCTTTACGCTCTCCATCTTGTGGCTCGTAGTCATATTCTTTCGGGGTGTAGTCCCGAATGATGTTCTTTAAGAGTTTGAACTCTTGCTTCATCGAATAATGGACACGTGCCTGCACCGCACCCATCGTCTTTAGCGTTCGCTCCAATAGCGCCAGCGTTGTTCCCACGGGAGCGTTAGCGCTCATATCGGAGATATTCATGTCCGAAATAGAGCCTAATCTGCGTCCTTCATTGGTAATACGGTCTAAAAGGGTCAACAGAACGTTACTTGGCTCCTTATAGGGAAGCGTCATTACGTTATCTTTGATGCCGCCTGAAGGAACGTCCACATCCCTAAACTCACCCGGTTGGATGGGGGTATCGTCCCCTTTGATCCTCATGCCACGGGATTTAAGACCACCGGGCAGATTAGACAATGTTCCTGCGTCCACTAACTGGCGGATTAGGGACGTGCCTGCTCTTGCATATCCACCGATGATGTGGATTAAGCCCATGCCGTAGAAGCCAAATCCGGGGATATAGATGTAATCCACAAAATGCTGGCGCTTTAGTTTTTTATTGTCTTCTGGGTTCCAGTTCCTGCGTATAGCCAGAACCTCGCCCGTACCACGCTCGATGGTGACAACGTAGGGCAAAGCGATTCCTGTGGGTTCGCCGTCCTCATCCTTATCTTCGTAGCCTTCAATGTCTAGGTCTGCGTGGATTTCTAGGATTTGGAAGCGGTCATCATCGCTAACTTTGTAGCCTTGTTGGTCGGCTTTGTGTTTCTCAATATCTGTCTGGATGAAGACTGGCTCACCCAATTCAATATCTCTGTAGAAGCCAGAGACTTGGAGTTTCCGCATCTCATTCTTGGTCTTACGCATAACATGGGTAACACGCTCGGCCATGTTGAGGTTTGATGCACCGTAAGGCACGATCAAATCTTCTGCGGTAACAAAGATAGAGACTTGTCGCTCTAAGTACGGGTCGTAGTAGACCTTCTTAAAGGCAGAGCCTGCAAGTCCGAGAGAGTAGAGAAGACGCTCATGCTCTGGGCGGTACTCCGGCATTTCCTCGGTCAGCTTGTAGTTCATGTCATCTCTGACACGCTCGGCTGCATCTTCCTTCATCTTGTCAATAGCGCCGATGATCTCAGTCTTGACTGGCCCAGCGGCTGGGAATGTCTCCATGATGGATTCTGCTTGGAATCTAATCGCTGCCTCGGTGAGTATGGTGGAGAACACCCCACACGCACCATTCCAAGGTTCCGTGCGTTCTTCATACTTCATGCCCAGTACTTCGAGTCCCTTGACAAATGTGTCTGCCCATTCTTTTCTAGACATGATGTCGGCTTCTACTAACTCAATCAATTCTCCTGAGAGGTCGTTGAGTTGTCCCTCGTCCATCTCTTCGGCGAGGTTATCGTTGAATTCATCATCCAAATCATCATCTGGCTCAATGATGATCTCTATTGATCCGTCGCTCAGGGTGACTGAGTCTGGATTCTCAATATCAATTTCTAAGACGCTGCCCTCTTCCTCAATACCCGCAGGGGCTTGATAGAAACCCTTATCCATTGAATTGGTTGCCATGTTTATCCTTAGTAATAGACCGCTTTGCGGTGACGGTAGACGGGTTCATCTTGCTCGTCTGAGTCAATGCTTATGAATCCACCTTGCCTGAAACGCAGTAATGCCTGAGAGGCCGAGTCAACAAGGTCGTCGTGATCGCCATTGGGGAATGATGCTAATTCTTCAATTAACTCGTCAGCCCAGCGGGTCTCAGGACACCATACGATGCCCGACGCAAACAGGTCAGAAATTGCGTTTACACGCGCTATCTTATCGTTTCCTTTGCTCGGCGTATACTCCGAGAGCGGAATTCCTATTTTCCGAAGCTCATAGATAAGCGGAGCGCCAGCAGCCTTCTTCTCCACAATCAATGTATCTGGCTCCCATTGCTTCCACATCTCCATTGCCTTTTGCTTTAGCTCTGGAAACTCCATGCGTTGTTTAAACGAGTCTAAGACGATGATGTTTGGCTTGGATGTGCCATCCCTATCTGAGTGATAGAACACTCCCCATGTCGTGCATGCTGAATAGTCTGCCCTATTATGTTTCTCAAACGCTGTATCCCAAGACTGGATGATGTATTCACAGGACGGGGCTTCTTCTTGCTCCCAAATCTTCCACTGATCACGTTTAATGATCGCGCCTT